GAAGAAGATATAATAAAAGAAATAACTGAGTATGTACAAAATACTTATGGAGAGCATTATAGTGAAGGAGATGTTCAGACTTTAGACTTTATAGAAGCGTGTGGCGATGCTGAAGCGTTCTGTAGAAGTAACATTTTAAAGTATGCATCTCGTTATGATAAAAAGGGAACACCTCGTAAAGACATTTTTAAGATTATTCATTATGCTATGCTGTTACTACACTTTAGCGACAAGAATAGTAAATGATAATAATACCCCACACACAAGAAATGATTGATAGAGCTAAGGTTCGAGCTGATCAAATGGGTGAAATACGCAATTCGATCACTCGTGGGGCAGGTAACCTAGCGGGATTCTTAGGAGAAGAAGCTATAAAAGAGTATCTTGGAGCAGAAATAGTAGAATCTGACGAGAAGTTTGATTATGACATATTCCTTAATGGAGAATGTATAGAGGTAAAAACTAAAAGAAGAACAGTAGCTCCTAGAGATTATTATGACGTATCCGTTGCATCTACAAGTACCCACCAACGCCCTGATACCTATATCTTTATCAGTCTAGAATTTAACGAATCGATAAAAAAGGATGGGGCAAAAGCTTACAGGGGGCTAAAAAACATTTGGTTGTTAGGTAAGAAAGACGCTAAACAGTACTTTGAAGAAGCTACTCTCTGGAAGAAGGGCGATGTAGATACTTCTAATGAATTTACTACCTTAGTAGACATGTGGAACCTACCGATATCAAAGCTGATTTGCAAATTTTAAATTCCTTTAGTATAATAAAACTGTAACGTTTGTTACATCTTGGTTAGGTCCGAAAGACCAACACAAGAAAATTAAAGCTTATAAGGAGTTAATCTCATGGCTATTAAAAAATACCCGCTCCGGGTAGATGATATTAGGAGAATAAGACCATCTGCAAAAGGGTCTGAAAACATTCATTTTGCAATCGTGCCCTTTTCTGGGCTCCCTCAAGGACTTCCCGATGGACCAAATGTAAGATCACGTGATGATTTAGGAATAGGTTCGGGCGGTAAGTACAAAAGTTTAGAACGAACTATTCAGGGGGTAGAAGGAATCCCTGACAAGTTTCATCTAAAAAATGGAGGAATTGATTTGGCGGTGTCATCAGTGACTAAGGTAAAGGATAATTTATACCATCTTTTCATTGATGAATTAACTGAAGGCATTATAAATGGTGGTCACACTTATGATTTGATTACTAGAAACGTAGATGCTGGCACTTCCGCCGATGAAAGTGTAGTGGTTCAAATTATTGAAGGTATGGATCAGACTACCAGAGAAGAGGTAGCTATCGCTAAAAACGTTCAAGTTAATGTAGATAAGACCTCTATATACAACACTCAACGAGTTTTTGATTCTTTGAAAGACTACTTAAATTCAATTAATCACCCATATGCCGAACACATAGCGTATGAAATGAACTCACAAGCACCTATCCCAATAGGAGATGTTGTTTCCAAGCTGATGTGTCTTGATGTAGTTAATTACCCTCTAAACAAAGATAAGTGGGGTAAATCTAAGCATCCAAGACAAACTTATACAGGAAAGGCTGCTACGTTATCTCAATATGCTGAGAATGTAGAGCATTATGAAAAAATGTTTTCTATGTTGCCAGAAATATTAGAGTTATCTGAAATCATTCAAGTAGGCATAGCTAAGAAAAATTCTTTGGGGAACAAAGTTGGTTGGATTGACACTAAAACAGAAGTACAGTTACCTATCTTGGGGAAAAATTCTAAATCAACTCTTGTAGCTGGGCTAGTTAAGCCTGTGTTATCAGGATTTAGAAGCGTGGTAGACCCAAACGAGTTAGCTTGGGACAGGTCTTTCCCTAAAGTAAAAAAAGTGCTAGCCGCTTCTTTAGACGAATTACTAGATTGTATTAGAGATAATGGTAAAGATCACGACAACAAACCTAATCCAATGGCTAGATCTAAAAGTTTGTGGCAGAACTGTGCTATGATAGTTGATTCTAACAGATAATAACTAGACTTTAGTTACTTTCTAAGCTATACTTATAATACATTAATTTGTACAGACCCCCCGTCACTCCTGAGATGGGGGGTTTATTATAAGGAGAATCAACAATGGCAAAAGTAAGTGCACACATTGGATATACCTTTAGAGTAGGTCCATTAGAACAAAACCAATATGGGAGAGTGGATCTATCTGTAGATCAAATCGATACTGAGTTACCTATAGAACCACAATTAGAAGAGTCTAAAAAAGTCGCTGATATAGTGTGGGAGTTTATAAAAGGTAAGGTAGACACACAAATCGAGGCTATGCTAGATGAAGAAGAATAAAGTACCGTCTAGAGCAGTCGTTTTAGAATCTATTTTAGGGGAACGAGAACGACAAGACAAATTGTTTGGGGAACAAAATCATGACGATGCTTGGTGGAACATTCTAACCACTGAGAAAAATGGTGACATTGCTGAAGAAATATTTGGTCAGAATGACACAAAACTATTTATAGAACTAGTTCAAACAGCTGCTACCTACTTTGCGTGGGCAGAAGCAGTAAAGAGGAGAATCGATGGATAACACAGCCGAAGAAGCTATACAAAAATTACTAAAGAAAAAGAATTTAAATTTTCAATTAGGTGATAGTGAGGATTTTGTAACAAACAGAATCCCTTTTAATATTCCAGCACTAGATAAATTGACTGGTGGTGGTATTCCACTAAAGAAAATGACACTTATATATGGTCCTACTAACGTAGGAAAGTCTTATTTAGCATCTCAAATAGTAGTAAATGCTCAACAAATGGGTGGGTCTGCTGTTTGGGTAGATACAGAACTATCTTATGATAAAGACTGGATGGCTACTTGTGGTGTAGATGCTAAGAAGATACTAGTTTCACAACCCACTACAGGTGAAGAAGCTATGGAACATGTTAGAGAAGCTATGATTGAAGGATTTAAGGTTATTGTATTAGACAGTATTGCAGGTCTTGTGCCCGCAAACGTATCAGAAGAAGAGTTTGGATTTAGTCCAATGGCTTGGCAAGCAAGATTTGTGAACAGCTCTTTTCCAAAACTTTTTCCACACTTACAAAATGGTTCAGCTTTCGTAGCAATCAACCAAGTGCGTGCTAGTATGGGACCTGTAGCATTAGATAATATGCCCGCAGGACAAGGACAGGTGTTCTTTGCCCATTCTATTATGCAAGTACAGCGTAAAGGCTGGATTACAGAAGGTGATCAAAAAGTAGGGTTTGATATGAATATCAGATTACGAAAGACCAAAACAGGTGGGGAGAACTGGGACTCTGCTGTTGTACCTTTTAGAGTTGAAGGCGGAATAGATGTGTTAGAAAGCTATATTAGAGATGGTATAGATCAAGGATTAATATCTAAAGCTGGGGCATGGTATACCTATGGTGATATAAAAGCTATGGGACTGAATGGTATAAAAGAAAAGTTTCTAGAAGATAATAAGTTGTTTGATAAACTTCAAAATGAACTTACCCCCTAGAGATTTTACCGAACAAGAGCTTTTGATTGCTCGTTGTTTAGATGAATTTGGTTTAAGGTATGAACAACAAGCTTACTTCCATCCATATATAGCTGATTTTTATATAGAAGAATTACAAATGGTTGTTGAAGCAGATGGAGTTTATGGTCATTTAGGCAAGAGAGATAGAAAAAGGGACTCTGATCTGCTAGAATTAGATGAAATAGAACATGTAGTTCATGTAAAAGGGACTACTTTGGAGAACATAAAGGAGACACTGTGGCAGGAATTAACCAAATTAAGCCCATAAAGAAAAGAACTCCACGTAAGAAAAACACTCAACCAATGGCTTTGGAAGATGCGTGGCTAAATAATATAATAGACGAGCATTTAGAAGAAGTTGTTCCTCCTAAAGATGGAGGAGTATTCCACCCATCAGCGTTAGGGAACACTTGCGACAGATATTTATGGCTTTACTACAATGGTAAGTTGCCAGAAGAAGTTTTAGAAGCCAGAGTTATTAGGATATTTCAAAATGGTAACTTCTTAGAAGAGCGTGTAGACAAATGGTTTACAGAACTTAACATTCTTATCGATCGAGAAATTTCTTTGAAGCAAGAGATTCCACCGATTTCTGGAAGAATGGACTTTTTAATCAAGCATTATCAACATGGTCCACTGCCTGTGGAATTAAAATCGATCAATAAAAAAGGGTTTCAAGCATTACGTAAACCTAAACCTGAACATACAGTTCAATTACAAATGTATCTTAACATGGGGAACTATCAACATGGGACTGTTCTGTATGAGTGTAAAGATGATCAAAACATTAAGACCTTTCTTTTGGAGAAAGACGAAGAGCTTTGGGACAAACTTTTGAAAAGAATGTTTGCTATTCAAGATATGTTAGCAATGCCAGAGAAATGTACGGGCAACCTTTGGTGTAAGTGTAAGGGGGTATAATGCAACAACGGGAAACAAAGTGGACTCCAATGAAAGCGTTGGGGAAAGCTAGTCAAAAGATAGAAGAATTAGGGATTCCTATATTTGATCCTCAGCTTTTACAAGATGAGAATTTAAATTTTGGAGATATAGCTTCTTATGATGATGAGAAGATTGCAAGTCTTTTAGTAATCTATGGGGGCTACAAAGCGTCTCTGGAGACTAAGGTAGCTGATATTGAAGCTTCACATGGAGCTTTAGAAGCAGCTTTTAATGAAGGGTACAGCACAGCTTTATTTATGATTGTCAAAGGATACGAAGAAGAAGACAAGAAAAAGCCTACTAGAGATGAGCTTAGAGGTGAGATTATGTCTAAGTACGATACCCTAAGAGACCTAAAAAGAGAGATCATAGAGCAAGAAATTGAACTAAAACGGCTACAAGGGTTACTAAATACTTATACGTCAGCTTACAATGCTGTTAGTAGAGTTGTAACTTTGCGTACGAAAGGGGCGGATAAATTATAATATAATGAGTATAATGTACTATGAAGCATTATATAGGGTTTGACACATCAAGTTTCGCTATACATGCTGCTGTTATTGACGAAGAGGAAAGATTAGTAGCACTGCATAAGTGGGATTGTAATAGAAAAGTAACGTTTGAGGAAAGATTTCCTGAGCTAATTACTAATTTTAATAAAGATGTACACACTCTAAAACAGTATGAAGCTTCTTTGGAGAACGCTATACCCGTTAGAAATAGTAGAGCGTATACTATAACTGCTAGAGTTGTTGGAGCTGTCTGGGCATTACTAGCTACAGTAGGGATCCATACAGAGTTTGTTCATCAAGCTACGTGGAAAAAACAATGTTTAGGTTATGGTTCTGCCAAAAAAGATGACATTATGAAGTTTGCAATAGATAAGTGGGGAGATGAGTTTTCAGAACAAGATTATGCAGATGCGGTATGCATTGCATTATGGAATAAGAGGAGGTCTAGATGATAGGAGCTGGCGGATTAACTAAGGTAGTTAGAGGGTTTCAAATGTTCTTTCCGGGTAAGAAGGAAGGACCTAAAAGGGAATACAAAGATAAATTTCCCAAGAAACTTCCTACTATAGAAGATGTGAAGAACAAGTATGGTGCAGTTGTTTGGTGTAAATTTGCCAAATGTGCTAGCAACCAAGAAGTAAAAAATTTACAAAGAACTACAGGTACTTTATTGAAAAGACAAAATTATACACCTATTGCAGAACAAGAACATATATGGGCTGGGATATGTACTAGAGGTGAAATAGGGATGCAGTTTAATGAGATCAAATTACCTCATGGGTCTAAAATAAAAGTTCCTAGTTGTTATACAGCCCATACAGATAAAACAGGATACTGGGACTTTTCTCAGTTCCTAAACTCAGACGGAAGTCCTTTAGGTGGGAACATTGATTCCCAACATGTATCTGATGAGGGCTACGGTGCATTAGATAGTAACAACATATACGATTAATTATGCCAAAATATATACCACAAGAAATAAAACTAAAAGCCATGGAGCTTTTTTTACGGGGCGATAAAACTGCCAAACAAATAGCAGAAGAAGTTTCTACTGCAGATCATCCTGTTAGCCCTCCTACTATATATGCGTGGGCGAAAAAAGATGGTTGGGGTGAACAAAAAGCAGTAGCTGTAGCGGATAAAAAGCAAGAGCTTGCTGAAACAGAAGGTCAAAGGTTCGCTAGGCTTCAAGCAGAGCAATTAGATGGCTATACAGTTATGGCAAACAAAGCAATGAATGAGCTAAATGCCCTTCATTTTGACAGGGCTTTAGATGCTACTAGAGCTGCAGATATAGGTATAAAAGGGCAGAGAGAAGTGTTACAAGGTATGATTAATCTTCAATTTGTTCAAGATATTATGAGTGTTCTTGTTGAGGAAATTAGTGATGCAGATCAGCTACAGAAAATAGCAGTGAAACTAAAAACACTAGTACAACAACAAGAGGATATATAATATGGCTAAAGACATTATTAGTGTTAATAACGCTTTTAATATGCTATCAGACCAACTTTCAGAGCAAAAAAAGTATGAAGTTGGAACATTTAGAGATTTTATAGAAAATATATGGGCTCTTTCATATGACAATCCAGAGTATTTTAAAGCTTGGCATGTAAGTTTACTTGCAGAAGATATCGAAGAATGTTTAGAAACAGGACTAAATTATGTAGGAGTTCTGCCCAGAGGACATTTTAAGTCAACTATTTTAGGTCACGCCTTTAGTGTATGGAGATTATTAAAAGCACCTAGAGATATGGCTATACTTTATTTATCTTATAGTGATGGTATGGCTAAATATCACATTGCAGAGATAAACAAAATTATTACAAGGAATCCTATTATTCCTGAACTCCTTATTAACAGAAACCCTAAAGCTGATTACTCGGCTAGATTTTATAAGAACAATCAACCTATGGAAATAATGCATGGTGGTTTGTTTTCTTTCAAACGAGGTATGCACGTAAATGGTGCATTGATTGCTGATGACGTATTGAGAGATCCAGAGAACCCATTGAACATGGGACAAATAACTAAAGTAGAAGACCACTTTATGACAGAGTCTATGTTCATACCATTGAAAGAAGCTCCTGTTATTGTAGTAGGTACTCCTATGATGCCAAACGATATACTGGCTAAGTTACAAAGTGATGAACGATTCAAAGCTAGAGTATTACCTGCACTAGACCCAGTGCCGGGAAGAAGAGTGTTGGCTCCAGAAATAATGAGTGAGAAGTATTTGCTAGCACAACAAAAAGCTAGACCTAAATCTTTTGCTTCAGAGTTTATGTTGATTCCTCATTTTGCTACAGAGTCTTATTTTGAAGGTGAAGACATTGAAAAGTGTCAAGATGAAACTTTAAGATCTTTCCCAGCGACTAAAAAGTTTACTGATTGGGAAACAGGCGATCAAATTTTTGGTGGGTTTGATGTGGGTAAAAAAAGACACCCATCTCATTTAGTATTATTTAGAAAGCGTGGGGAAAGCATTGAACAGATTCATCACTCCTTTTTAGACGGTTGGAGTTACTCAGACCAGATAGAATATTTAAATGAAGTAGCAGATAATTTTGATTTAACTTCAGGGTATATTGACAACACAAGAGGTGAGCTAGAAGACCGTGGGTTAGACGCTAGATGGAGAGCTATGAATTTCACAAGAAAAAGTAAAAATACTATGGCTCAAGTCTTTGAAAAATTTGTTCATTCGGGTATATTAAAACTAATAAAGGATGAACGACAGACACATCAGATCTTGTCTGTAAGCAATGACTTAAAAGCTCCCGATACTCCAATGGGTCATGGGGATGCTTTTTTCTCTGTTGCCATGGCTTTACAAGCGGTTCATGATACAGCGTATAAATTTGTAGATTTAGGTAGTGCTACGGACTGGTTGAACGCAATAAATCCGGGGGAAACTCCAGAGAGTAGGCGACAACAACAGGACGAGTTGAGCGGCTTGATAAAAGAAGGCGACGACAGCAATACAGCTAATCCCCTACAAATGGAACCTGTTAATGAAGTTGAAAGAGCCGAGTCTGCCCCTAATCCTCAGTGCAAGGAAGCAGTTTGCACACCCTCTTTTTGGGTTCCAGAGAGAGGTTTATGTATTTATTGTGGTTATAGAAGATAACAAGGAGAAGATTATGACAACCGAGGAACGAAAACTTTTAAATTTAAACACCCCTACTATTACTGAGCAGGCTAAAATTATTTTAGAGCACAGGTATTTATTAAAAGATACGGATAATCAAGTAATTGAAGTTCCGGAAGAAATGTTCCACAGAGTTGCTAAAGCGGTTGCTGCAGTTGATTCCGATTACATGAAGCTACCTGTAGAAGTAGATCTTACTGCTCAATCTTTTTATGATATTATGTCAAACTTAGAGTTTATACCGAACTCTCCAACACTTATGAATGCTGGTACTGAACAAGGTACTCTGTCTGCTTGTTTTGTTCTACCCCTAGAAGATTCTATGGAAGGTATTATGAAGGCAGCTACAGACAGTGCTATGGTACAGAAGTTTGGCGGAGGAACTGGGTTTGCTCTATCTAAGCTAAGACCTAGAGGAGATGCTATAAAATCTACTCATGGGATCGCTTGTGGTCCTATTGAGGTACTAAAAACCCTTTCAAGAGTTTCATCTATGATAACCCAAGGTGGTAAAAGAGATGGTGCTAATATGGCAGTCATGTCTATATATCACCCAGATATATTAGAATTTATTGAATGTAAAAAAGTTGAAGGAGAAATCCACAACTTTAATATTTCAGTTGGGGTTGATTCTAACTTCATGAAAGCTGTAGAAGGCAACATGGATTATAATTTAATCAATCCGAAAAACAATCAAGTAGATGGATCTTTAAATGCTAGAGAAGTATTTTCTAAGATAGTTGAGGGGGCTTGGAATAATGGAGAGCCCGGAATGATTTTCCTTGACCAAGTAAATAAAGACAATCATGTAACAAACACTTACGGAGAAATGATAGCAACAAACCCGTGTGGGGAACAACCACTATTAGGGAACGAAAGTTGTAACTTAGGTTCAATAAACCTAGCAAGATTTTATCAAAAGGCTGATGGACCTACACATGGATGGCAAGAAAAAATAGATTGGGATCGCCTAGAGAATGTTACACGAACATCTGCTCATTTCTTAGACAACGTAATAGATGCAAATCACTATGCTACTCCTGAAATAGAAGAGATGACAAAATCAACTAGAAAGATTGGTTTAGGAATCATGGGGTTTGCTGACTTATTAATTCAAATGCACATCCCATATAACTCAGAAACTGCTAGAAAAATAGGAGCAGAGATAATGTCTAAAGTTCGAGAGTGGGCAGATGATGAATCTAAAGAGTTAGCTAAAGTTAGGGGAACTTTCCCAGCTTGGGACGACAGTAACTACAATAAAGACACAGAAGCCTATAGAAACCATTGTAGACTAACAGTGGCACCTACTGGCACAATATCAATGATAGCTGACACATCTAGTGGGATAGAACCTACATTTGCGTTAGCTTGGAAAAAACAAAATATATTAGATGGAAAAAGTCTAAATTATGTGAACAAATATTTTGAAGCAGACGCTGTAAAGTATGGGTTTTATTCAGAAGATTTAATGGACTATTTGGCAGAGGGTGGATCACTTGAAACTGTGCCGGATGTTCCAGATTGGATAAAGGCAGTATACACTACTGCCCCAGACATATCACCAGAAGACCACGTTCTTATGCAGTCAGCCTTTCAAAAGTCATGTGATTCAGGAATTTCCAAAACAATTAATTTCGCAAACAGTGCTACTAAACAAGACGTAGAAGATGCTTACCTACTTGCATGGAAAGAAGGTTGTAAAGGTATCACAGTATATAGAGCTGGTAGTAGATTTAAAGAAGTTTTGGTAAAGGGGAATAAAGAAAAAGCTGAACAACCCGCACTAGATGGTTTTGAGATTGAAGAAGCCGCTATAGAAAGTAGTTCAAACACATCTAAACATGAGTGTTGTGAAAACCCAAATGTGGTTTTTGCAGATGGGTGTGAGACATGTAAGTCTTGTGGATGGAGTGCCTGTGTGATTTCATAGGAGGATAAGTTGGATAAAGATCAACGAAAACAATTTGATAACACATATTATAATCATCAAGAAATATTAAAAGAATTTAGTGAGCTACGAAGTCAGATAGAGTCTTTGTATGGTAGAGAACAGATAATGTTCGATAAAATTGCCAAACTAGAAACTACATTTACTGATGTTTTAAAGAAACTCATAGACTTAGAAAATCTCATTAAATACAAGAATACAGACCTGTATGAGACAAATCGGGAAAATCAAGTATAATATATAGATAGAAAAGTTTTAGGAGTAGCCAAGATGACTATAGGTAATTTTTTAGACGGCTCAGACCAACAGTATGTAGCATTAAAAGACGATAACGGAACATGGAGAGTATTGGATTCATGGCATGAAGATATAAAGGTCATGTCTGCTGACGAAGATATTCCCGATGATAGTCCTGCAGTATTAGTACTTTCGGAGGGGCAGTTCATTGCTCTGATGAAAGAAGCTGGAAGACTAGGAGTATTGCACAATGCAACTTTTGGGACGGGTGAAGCTGAATTAGAAAATGTAATTCTTGAAAAAGATCAAGAAATTCAGACCTTAAACGAACAAATAATACAGTTGAAAGATCAAAAATCTGAAGTTTTACGAGATGTAGAACATACAGAAGACTACCAACTAAAAGAGAAGGCAATGGAAAATATATTAAAACTAGTATCTATGCAAGATATGAGTAATCTAAGTAGGGAATAAATATGAAACTATCCGAGTATATGCCTCAAGTGCCTCAGATGCAACAATCTATGGCAGATTTGAATAAACAAATTAGTCTTTTAGATGTTATGAAGTCTGCTGGAGACACAGGTGCTGCTCCAACAATTGGATTAGACCACGTAGTAAACACTTGGGTACGTCACCAAATGGCGTACAGGCAACAACTTGTACAAGACCTTCAAACTATAGCAATGTCAGTGGAGGAGATTAGGGGTCCAGTCAGTCACATTACCAGTGAGGTTTTTAGAAGGGGCTTAGAAATTGTTCCTAAACTTGAAAACCCTGATCCAGAACAAAGGAAACGTCTAACTAAATGGTTGAAAGATTGTAATGTTTTTGATCAAAGTATGGAAGAAGTCTTTAGGCAATTTCATTTTGATATCAATTCATTAGATGACGGGTTCATATATATAGCTAAAGAATATAAAGATAGCGGAGATGGTTCCGTTACATCTAGACCTATTGAGATACGAAGGTTGAACCCAGCACTAGTTGAATTCGACCTAGACCAAGCAGGATTACCTAAAAACTCTCATTTTATATGTCCTATACACAGAGAAGTAATTACTGATACAGCGGGCACTTGTACAGATGATAACTGTAATGTAAAACTACATCCTGCTATGTATAAGTATTACCATAGAAGTCAGCATATGTATTTCACAGACGCTGAAATTATCCACTTATCAAAGTTCTCACCATCTGAAACATATGGATGGTCACCTATTTTAACGATCTTTGAAAAAGCTTTGACCTTAGTAGGTATGGATAAGAACTTATATAGGTATTTCTTTGAGAGAAAAATGCCTGCAAGTATGTTATTGGTAACTACAGATGATCCTGAGAGTCTTAGAAGAGAGCGGGAACATATAGCAGCCCAAACAAGGTTAGACCCAAACTATGTACCTATGGTGGCAGTATCTGCTAGAAATCAAAGAGGTAGAGTAGATATGGTTCGATTGTTCCACAGTCTACAAGAGATGGATTATTTACCAGTAAGAGAAGAGGTTAGAGAGCGTGTAGCTGCTATGTGGGGTGTTACTCCAGCTTGGCAAGGTGCCCCGGAAGCTTTTGGTGGGTTGTCACAACAAACACAACAACTTGTAGTTATGAGTCGTGTGGTTGAAAGTGACCAGAGAATGTTCCATGAGAAAGTATTCCCTCAACTATTAGACGCTTTTGGTATAACCGATTATGAAATTCAATTACCTCAACCTGAAGAAAAGGCTGAAAATACTAGATTAAGTTTTGCCGCTCAAAAAATACAGATTGCAAATCAGTTTTCTCAATTAGGATTTAGTGTAAAGCTAAAAGAACAAGATGTACCTATTTGGGATGCTGACTTTATAGTAAGTGGTGAAGCGGTACCTACGGCACAAATGCAGGCTGAACAATTAGCAATGGGTGTAGAAGCTCAGAAGCAACAAATGCAAATGCAAGAACAGCAAATGCAGGAACAACAAGCTATGGCAGGAGAACAACAAGAAGATGCTGAAATGGAAGGCGAAGCTCCTGCAGAAGAAGGTGGGGACATTCAAGCTATGATGAAGTCCATTCCACCGTCCCAAAGAAAATTTAAGGGGAGAACAGGTGGAGTAACACCTGATTGGAGTGATAAACATCCAGATGAGGAAAGAGATATAGATGAGTATGCCGAAGCAAGAAATAAAAACAGTCTAACACTTTCAAAGTCTTGGGTAGAATCTTTAGCAGATAAAGGATATGCTTCCCCTATTATTAAGGAAGTAAACCCTAATATGACACAGATGTGGTTTTCTCAAAGCGGGATTGATTATGTAGCTCAATTAACCCCTACAGGCATTACGACTATTGAGAAGGCAACCTTTGCAGACCCAACGAGACTAAGTAGAAACAAACAAGAGAAACCAAGAGCTACTGAACCTACAGAGATACAGCTCGATGACGAAGAATAATACTAAGGTTATAGAAGAATATATTCGATGGATGGATGATAACGACATTGAATATGATCATAATTTTAGACCTATACAAGATGATATAGAACCTACGGATGAAGATTTCAAGAAGATTGAGAGAGAGTTTTATCGATCTATAAAATCTGATGTTCCTTTAAAGAAGGCACCTATAATGGTTGGTTCTACACGTCAAGGAGAAGAAAGGCTTCCTGTTGGTGCCGTATATTCTTCTACAGAGAAACCTCCTAAAGATGCTACAGTGTATGAGACTGAAAGAGGTGCTGAATATTGGATTAAGCCATTTGGGGGTCGAGAAGATGTTTACGATGATTGGGTAAACAAATTTACAAAAGGAGACGCTGACGAGCGAGGTTTGTATTCTATTCCAGAGGATGAGCACAATGACGAGATGCCATACGGGCAGTTTTTAAATTTTGCAGGTTCTTATCAATCAGATGTAGCTAAGGCTGCTGAAAAGTTACCTAAAGGTTCAACTGATGTAAAGATTGCTAAAGATCCTAATAATGCTATACAAATTTCTTATAAGGATAGTGCTGGAAATCAACAACATATTCTTAATCCGGCAGCTCAACAAGAACATCGAAAGAAGCATTGGGCAAAACTAAGAAAAGTTCAAGGCGTTTTAGATGATGCCATGGATGCTATAAATAAAAAAGATATAAATGACCTAAGCCCAGAAGAGATGTTGATGACTGTTTATAATCTAACTGGGTATAGGAAAGGTCAGGACAAAGACCGTAAAACAGATAAAGGTAAGGTTACTGGTCAAGGAGCCCTTAATTTAAAGAGTTCAAATGTATACATATCAAAAGATGGGAAGACTGCTCATGTTAGTTTTGATGCGAAGAGTGGTGTTAGACAGAAGTTTGCGGAGAAAGACTCTAGATTGGTAGAGATATTTAAGAAAGCCAAAGAAGGCAAACGAGGTAAAGATAAACTTTTTGATACTACTTCTTCTAAAATAGATCAATTTATAAGAAACATTCATCCTGATGCTACAGTAAAGCACTTGAGAACTAAAAAAGCTATAGAAGCCGCTACAGAATGGGTAAACAATTACAAGAAAAAAGTTGATTCTGGGGGTAGAAAACTATCTGCAGCAGACTTTTTTGAAAGAGTAGGACTTCATGTAGGTGAAAGATTAGGGCACAAAAAGATTGTAAAAGGTAAGGCTGTTACTGAACATAAAACTTCTTTAGGTAACTATTTACCCCCTGATGTATTTAGTGATTTGATTGATGCAGATAAATATTTTAGAACAACTGTGCAAAAAATGATGAAATCTGACTATACTAATACTATGGCTATAAAAAAATTCGTAGAACATATGCAAACTAAATCGTGGATCACTAACCCTAGAGGCTCTACTGACAGTAAACGCAAAGGACAAATCTACAAAGAGAATGGTGGTGGCGGAGGAAACGGTGGTGGCGGTGGTGCCGCAACTTCTGGTTCTTTTGGAGATGGTGGGGGCACTGTATTTACATCAACTAACTCTGGTATATTTTCTCCAACTTATGGTGGTGGCGGTTCTCGTCGCAGAAAAATAACTAGGCGGAAAAAGAAAAAGAAATCTGGAATAGAACGACTTGCTGCTTTTGTTCGAGGTAACAGTCCTAGCAAGAAGATGGTAAAAGAATTTATATTATTCGCTAAACAGCAACTTATAAAAGATGAAATAACCTTTCGACAGCAAACAAGTGGTGAAGACATAAACCCACAAACAAAGGTAATTGAGGGTAGGCGTGAACCTAAAGAGTATGACGCAGAGCCTGATAAATTTGCCGCTATAGAACAAAAAGACATGGAAGACAAAATCCGTGCTTTAGATGATAAAGATAACAATAAAAATTCCCAAAATCCTGACACAGGAAGTGCTGGTGAAACAGCTCCTGCAGGGTTAGCGGTGCAACTTGGTTGGGGGTCAGGTAGTTACACTACGGACTCTTTACAAACAGGTGGTGAAAAGGATGAAGAACGGGGAGAGATAGAGGAGTTAGAGGAAGAGACTAAGGAGCGAGAATTTGTCAAATAATTTGAATTCTCAGCAACTTTATGATAACATGTGTCCTAAGTGTAATGGACAGATGTATATAAACGAAGACAAAGATCTTCAGTGCATTACATGTGCAAAGATTTTGGTAGTAACTATTAGGAGAGCTTATGATACCAGAGAAGGCAAAATCAGAGATAATAAGAAGGCGGGAATACGGGGCGACTTGGACAGCCATAGCGAAGTGGATAGAGGAAGAGTTTGGAGTAACCGCTACTCCGACAGCAATACATCGCTGGCACGACAGCGAAGTCTGGGAGTTCAAAGAAGAACAGGACTCACATCCCGAAGATAGTTTATCCCAACGGATAAAACTAGACAAAAAAGTAGCTACACATAAAGGTGAAGCTGTTTTTTACAAAAAGCTATATCAAGCTTCGTTAAAAGCTAACACGAAACAAGAGCTTATTGTAGAAACCATCCAAGAATTTACTAAAGCTTTTCCAGCAGTTCCTTTAAAACATATAGAGAAAACCGACAAGACTCCTTTTGGGCATCAGGCACAAGTTATGGTTACCCCATTATCTGATACTCACATTGGTGAGCATGTATTTAAAGACCAAATGCGTGGTTTAAATGAGTATAACTTTGATATATTCAATAAACGTATGTATGGTTGGGCTAACCAAATACTAAAGCACGCATCTTATAGAAGACAAATAGCCCCTGTAGATGAATTAATTATACCTATGTTGGGTGACATGATTAGTGGAGATATACATGAAGAGTTAGCTAGGTCTAATATGGCTAACTGTATGGAGCAAATGATTAGGGGAGCTAGTATTATTGGACAAGCCTTGATGTACTTAGCCCCACACTTTACAAAAATTAAAGTTCCTTGTGTAGTTGGTAATCATGGAAGGATGACAAGAAAGCCACCTATGAAGGATAAGTATATGGATTGGGATTATATGCTTTATCAATGGGTTGCTTCTTTTTGTAAGAACCAAGAAAATATAGAGTTTCATATCCCTAGAAGCTTTATGACAACTTTCAAAGTACATGACAAAGTAGTTCTTATTACTCATGGAGACTGTATATCAGGAGCTGGAAGTAGTGGGGCAATACTCAACTCAATAACTAAACTAAGAAGTGTTTTTCAGTTTAGGAAAAGTTTACAGAGAGAGATTGAAGATGCCATGGATGGGGATTTAGAACAAGAGTTTGATAGTGTTATGATAGGACACTTCCATCGTATTGACGAGTTAGATATAGGTACAGGTGAGTTACATATCTGTGGGACCATGAAAGGTCCTGATGAGTTTGCTTTACAAAGACTTCAAGCAGCTACCAAACCTAAACAAATAGTTACTTACTGGCACCCAAAGTATGGTTATGTAGGTAGAGATGTTATCTATTTGAATAAATATGATCAAAGTAAACGCAAATTTATAGATAAGATACCTGAGAAATGGACAGATTTGGAGCATACAAAAGTATAATGATGTATGCAACTAAAAGAATCACGTAAAAAAGTAGATAGAAAAGCAGCTCGGAAGCTACTAAAAACCCTCACGAATAATACTAATCCTGTCTGGAAATATAACAAGTTGTGGGAAGATCTATTAAAAGACACAAAAGATCGAGCAGACCAACTTGTGCCATCAGACACTGGAGAGTTAAAGCGTTCAGTGGTTACTAAGCTTATAAAAAAACGTGGTATAGCTGTGGGGTTTGAAATTGGTTATAATGCGAAACACGCTGCGACACTTTTTGATTCTGGTGAAGGAGACAGAAGGTCCTCTATATACATTCAAGATAGCCCAGATGTTAGATCACATGATCGTACTTATACAGGTAAAGGTAACAGAAGAAGGCGAACTATAAAAGTGAAATATCCAAATGGTAGGGTTTTTCCTGATAAGAAACGAGTAGTTTACTGGGAAGATAAAGATAATACTACAGGTAGGAGAGATGGCAAGTATCAGTTTTATACTACAGATAAACCTATACCAGATAAAAAAGTAGGTTATTGGCTTACAGAAGCGTATAAAGAAATATACCAAAAAACTAGTATAATAACTAAGAGGCTTTTAACCTTGCCAGAGAATATAGAAATAAGAGTAAACCCAACATCCAGAAAAACTTAGGAGAAGAACAGTGGCAGAATCAGAACCAAAACTTAATTTAACCCAAACCCAAGAGTACATAATAGCCCGCCATTCTAAAATGGTCGGTAAAGTACTAGATCTAATCGAAGCATCACTCCCAGAAGGTAACCAATGTGATAAACTAAAGAAGCTTTTACAAGTACCTTTATACGATTTTCGTAACGAAATGATACAATTAGATGCCAAAGGATTACCAAATACGGACTAAATTATAAAAAACATATTATAATTTTTAGCTTTTCAATAGGATTTTTCGATTTCCGTAGTATAATGTAGTAACGTTTAAATACAACGTTATATTTCTTTCTATAATTTAAAGGTCGGATGGCTAAGACCAACCTTTTATGATAGTAGAGATCAAACTAAAAGATCATAGGAGGTTAAAACTATGGCAGAAATAAACGAGAAGCTTGAGAAGCAGATGGAAGGCACTAATCTTGCTCTAGCGGCTGTTGCTGAAGTTCTTCAAAAAATGGACTCCAGACTTGCAAAGGAAGCCGAGGAAGAGGAAGAAGAGATGAAGAAAGCCGAATACGAAAATGCTCAAGCAGAATTGGTAAAATCTGTTGCTAATGAAGTTGTTTCTATGTTAAAAGCTAGTGAAGGTGACAGCTATGCTGGTGCTGACGTTAGTGGAGACGAAAGAAAAGCTAAAGCAACTGGTGGAACACCACAAAACGCTGACGATTCAGAAAGCGATGCTGGAATCTCTTCTAAGATAGAAGACCAGCAAAACACAATTCAAGCTGCTGATATGGGAGATGACGACGAAGAAGACGACATCGAGAAAGCATACCAAAAAGGATACGCAGCTGGTATAGAAAAAGGTCACAATGGTCATGATGATGACGATGACGCAGAAAAGGGTGGAATGGCATACAAGGCAGATGATGATGATGATGAAGCTGCTGACGAACCAATAGACGAGAAGGGTATGGACGATGACGATGATGATGACATGGAAAAAATGCAGAAACAATTAGACTCTTTGAGAAAGCAACTTGCTGACACAGAGAAGAATATGCAAAAAGCTGTGACATCTGAAGCAGAAAGTAGACTAAGAAAAATGGGATTCAGAGAGGAAACTGGATTACAGGCTCCAAAGATTGTTAATTCTTTAGGTGTAGATGATACTACTCCAATTAAGAAATCAGCAGCTGTGGACACACCTGATCAACTAGCTGAACTTTCTTACTCAGAACTTAGAAAACTACAACACCAAATAGAAACTGGTGACACAGATGGTGTCCCTAGGGAACTATTAGGATAATTAAAACAAACTATAGGAGATAAAAAACATGGCTAACCCAAGTTTAAGTGAATATCTTGCACAGTCTCAAAGAGGTTTGTATCAGTCTGTATTCGGTCCAGAATACCTTCAGAAACAAACATACTTTACAGTAGACTCAGCTACAGGTATATTCAACACAACATATGGAAGAAAAGTTTGGCAAGCACTAAACAACCAAACTAGATTCTTCAACGCTATCCCAAGAGTAGTTTGGGGTAACACAGCTGGTTGGAGGGTAAGAACTGATAGAGGTTCTGGTCGTTCAAGAGCTGTAACTGAAACTGGAAGTTTGCCAACAGTAGACATTTCTGACATTCAGACAGTATCTAGTTTACCTAGAATAGTGTCAACCACATTTGGTGCATCAGTGAAATCAGTATTCACTGCTCAACTAGAAGGTGGTGTTGGTGATGTTCTTGCGTTGGAAAATGAAAACGCTCAGTTAGATCACGTAAAAGAAATAAACGAAGAGCTTCTAGCAGGTTCAGCTTACTTGACTTCTGCTGGTGGAGCAACTTCATTCACAGTTCCTGCTGCGATAGCTAAACACTTCAAAGTAGGTGACTCTGTAGCTCAATACGATGTTTCTGCTACAGGACATGACAGAACTTCAGGTTCTGCTATTTCTGCAGTAAACACATCTACTGGTGCTGTTACAGTTGCTTCTGGTACTACATTCGCTGACGGTGACGTTGCGTATATATACAACAGAGCAGGTCTAACATCTATTGATGATATCGTTATGGAAGACGGAGCTGCCGTTGGTGGTGGTGAAGCAAGATCAAGAGCTTACGACCTAACACTAAATGGTAGAACAGCTGGTGCATGGAATGCAGGTGCTTCTGTTTCTTACAACTCAGGTACTGGAAGAGCACTTAGCTTGACACTACTTGACACAGCAATCCAAAAAATTAGAGAGAATGGTGGAGAACCAAAACTAATCCTTTTGGGACACGACCAATACTTCAACTTAGAAAGATTGCTTAACAGTAACCAAAGATACTTAGGACAAGAAGAGTACCAAGTTGGTGTAGGTTCTGAAAGAACTTATCCGGGTACAAGAACTGGACTAGTATTGGCTACTTACCAAGGAATACCAATCCTTCCGGATGCTGATGTTCCGAAGTCTGTATCATCTGCAGACGCTGTATTAGGTTCAAACGTTTACGTTTTGGATACTGATTACTTAGAAATTGCTGTTGCTCAACCTACACAGTATGTTGAAAACAGAGATTACTTCGCAGCAAATGCTCTAGTTGTTAGAGGATTACTCTACACTATGGCTGAGATGAGATGTAAGAACATTTTTGTACAATCAAAAATAGCTGATCTAAACTCATAAATTTAGATCTAATACTTGCGGGGGGACTTCGGTCCCCCTGCTAATTTATAAAAGAAACATTTTGCGGAGACTAATTAGTGGTCGATAAGGACACACAAGTGAATTTAGCAGTTTATATGGAACGATTAGATTCTTATATTTCTAGTCAAAACGCCCTCAATGAAAACCTTTCAAGAAATTTACAAAAGGTTGAAACCAAAGTCGATGATATCTCACAATGGCGTAGCAAAATGTACGGAATGAAAAGTATTCTACTAGCTATTGGATTACTGATAGTACACACTTCCGCTGTTATGGGTAGCTTTGTAGCTATCATAAATATTAATAAATAGGAGAATTTATAAATGGCTAATGAAAGACATACTGACTATAGAGCTTGGGACATAGACCCATCTACTCGACAGTCAGTTCACCCGTTTAATAGGTACGTAGCAATATCAAACGCTGCCAGTACTACTGCTGAGGATGTTTTTACAATAACATCTAGTGGTGGGGAAAAAGCTACTAACTGGGTAACAAATCCCGGAGTAGAAGGAACCGATGTAACAATGTTTACAGCAACTGGTTCTGCAATCGCAAGAGACACAGGGCAAGCTTCTGAAGGAGCTGCTTCACTTTTAGTAAACCCAGCTAACTCAGCTGCGGGGGAAGGATTTTATTGGGAATCTCCTACTATACCTTTTAGTGTAAACCCGCAATATATATCAGTTCAATTAGAACACAGAGGTGCTTCAGCTTCTGGGGCTGTAACATTAACCCTAAGAGACGCTGCGGGCACTACAAATCATGGGACATCTGGTTCAGATAACCTAGCAACTTCATGGAGAAGACTAACTGCAACATATGCAATACCGGGAAGTACTGATCCAGCTAAATATAGATTATACCTAACAACAACTGCTCAACACAACATTAACTTCTATGCTGATAAGATCATGTTTGAAGTTAGAGAAGACACTGCAGCAGTTTCAACATACTTAGATGGTAACCAAACAAGTGCAGAAGGTCCTTTATATGAATGGACTGGTACTGCAAATGCTTCATCATCTATTAAAAAACCTAATCTAAATTCCATAAGGGGTGTTCAATTTAAAAATCAGTCTGGCACAGCTGCAGATATTATATATTTAGCCTTTGGTCAAACTGCTACTGCAACTAATGGAATCCCTATTTATGGGGGACAAACATTTGAAACTCATTTTCCTACAGACTTTAGAGGAAAGATATCAATGATAGCAGCCCAGAATACTCCTACACTTACTGGGGTAATTTGGGGAACAACAGGAGCATAATAAATGGTAAGCACCATTAAAACAGACATGGGGAATATCCCAAGTCCATCTAATTGGATTCAAAA